ATGGGTCTTTACTTTGGCAACCTCGGTATCGTTGGCGGCAACATGCAGTCGGGTACAGAAATCTTCTGCCAATGGACTTATGTAAACGGCTGGGCTAACACCTTCACAAACACAACGTCTAACGCTGGCGCTTCTTCTGTCACTGTGAACAACGTGACTGGAATTTACCCAGGTCAGTTCTTAACTATTTGGGATGGTCAGAAGGATGAGTACGTTCAAGTCTCAACCTCATGGGCTGTCGGCAACACAACTCTTACATTCACCAACCCTCTGCAATACGCACACGGATCAGGTGTCAACATCTCAGCTCTACCTGCTTCTGTAAAGCAAGCGGTAATTCACCTTGTTGTTGCTCTAATCAAGGAACGCGGTCAGGGTGGTCTTGTCCTAAACGAAATTGGCGAGCCAACAGCAGTGTCATCAAGAACCGAAAGTTCTGCAACAGACGAGATGCAGGGTTTCAAACTCCTAGATGGCTTCAAGTCAATCTGGGGTCGTGCATAATGTCACGCGCCACAGTACGAGCTGCGATTGCTTCGTACTTGACAAACGCTGGTATTACCAACTTGTCAAGCGTAAAGCAGTTCCCAGCAAAACTAACTCCCGAAGGTGACTTCTTTGAAGGTGAAGACCCAGGACACAGTTCTGGCGCAATCATCTTTCTCTACATTGAGAACCAAAAGGAAAACCGTATTGCTCTTGGTGGCCCTCACAATGGTCGCAAGGCAGTTGACTACACATTCATTCTTGATTGCTACCTGCGCTCTACGCATCAGAAGTCAGAAGACGCAGGGTTTGACAACGAGGCTTTCTTAGACTCACTTGTTGCCGCTATTCGTGCAGACCGCAACGCTGGCGCACCGAGCATTATCTTCCAATGGGGAGAAGGCGCAAACGGCGCAGCTGGTGGCCCAGACATTGACATCACCTCGTATTACCCACGCCAAATCAACGGCAAAGCATCAGCCACACAAGTCACCTCGGTAGTTCGAGTGTCTGTGGTGGAAATAATCGACAACTAGGAGCATCATGGCTAACTACACATTCAACGACACAACCGCAAGGGTGTATCCTGAAATTGAATACAACGGATCAACACTCGAAGCATTGCCTGGTCAAATCTACGCACTAGACGCTGACCCTGGCGATGGTCGCTGGACTTCATCTGTAACACCGCCAGCATCCCCTGTAACACCCCCAGAAGCGCCTGTAGAGGCTTCAACCGACACATCAACCGCAACACCAACCACTAACTAAGGAGCGCCTCAGATGGCCTTTTTATCCGCCAACAGCTATATGGGTCTTGTCGTAGAAGCGACACGAGGAACCCTACCAACAGGAGGAACTCCGGTTTACATTCCGGTTACGTCTCCACAGGTAACTCCTATGCAGACCTTCTTGCGAGACGAAGCCTTCCGAGGCTCACCAACTTTGGTCTACGACCAGGTTCAGGGTGTACGTCACGACGAGTACGACGCTAAGTTCTACCTATTTGCTGACACATTCGGCACACTTGCTAAGTCAATTCTTGGTGGAACTGACACTGTAACTGGCTCAACCTTTTACACACACAACATCAAGCTACTTAACAACGCCGCTATCGGCTCACAGCCACAGTCATACTCAATTCTTGACTTCGACGGTGCTAACTACTTCACAATGACAGGCGCACAGGCTGACAGCCTTGCAATTACATTCGGTGCAGAAGCAGCAGCAGACGCAACAGTTAAGTTCATGGCTAACCCATACACTTCATACACAAGCGCACCTGCTCCGTTCACAAGCCTTTCGCTCTCAACTGAACACCTTATTCCTGCTTGGGATACGGTTATCACAGTAAGCGGAATCAACTCAGGCGCAACTCTTACCTACATTCAGACTGGTGAATTGACTCTTGCTCGCAAGACTGCACCTATCTTCACTATGGGTACACAAGCTCCACTTGTTAACTTTGCTGGCCCTATTGAGGTTTCAGGTAAGTTCACAGCCGTTGTAAATACCAACGCAGACGCTTGGTCAACTGGATCATCAGCCGAGGCGCTTACACGCTCACCACAAGTAGTCACAATTACTATGACTGACCCTAACGACGCAACATCAGGAACACAGCACAGCATTGCCTTCACAATGACTTCTGTTCAGTTCCAAGATGTAAAGCGCACACGCGGCAAGGAATACACCGAAGTAGAATTGTCATTCACTGCAAACGCAAACGCAACCGACGCTACAACTGGTTACTCACCAGTTCAGGCTACGATTGTAAACGCCACAGCAGCCGCTTACTAAATAACCCAAAGGGGATGAAATGCCAGCAATAAACCTTCCAAACAATCAGTCAGCCATCTTGTATTCGCGTGACGAAATCTCCGAGCGCACAACTCGCAGCATCTCACGCGCGTACATGAAGGCCGCTGGTTCGGCAGCAAAACTTACCAACCTCGGATTTGATGAAACCAAGCCTGAGTCATGGACTATCTTTGCTGAGATTTCAGACGAAGACAGAGACAACCTTGATGGCTATCAGGCCGCTTTGATTGTTGGTCTAGTTAAGTCATGGTCACTTGGCGATTTGCCAACGCTTGACTCTGCGCTCGACCTTCCTAAGCCTGTCTTTGAGTCATTAGCAGAGGCTTGTTCTAACGAGTTCAACAACTCAACAGACTTCTCGCCAGACATTGACCCAAAAGCCCCTACCGCCGACTAGCGCGGCTGGAGGCATCGCTCAGAGGTAGAGACTCTGATGTTGACATAGAGGTTGTCAATCTCTTTCGTGAGTTTCAATTTCGCAAGACGTTTGGTGGATCACACGAAGATTTTATGAATCAACCAAAAGAAATTACTGATTGGCTTATGGCTATTGAAAAAACTATGAACGAGGTTCAACGTGGCTGAGATTATCATTTCAGGCATTAGCGATTTCGACAAGGCTCTAAAAGCAGATATCGCCAAGTCTGACGTTGCAGCTAGAAACATAGTTGTTAAAGGCGCGTTTGTAATTGAGCGTAAGGCCAAAGAAGAGTTCCGCGCTCGACCTTCTGGCTCACAACGCACATCCAAGTCAGGTCGCACCTATTATCAGGGCGCACCCAAGTACCCTGCGACCCCACCAAAACCAACACAACGCTCAGGCAATCTGCGCAATTCTATTAAAACTCAACAAGTTACATCTCTAGGTGCTGGTCGTTGGCAATCCGACACCGGCCCATCAGTTAAATACGCTGGATTTGTTGAATACGGAACATCTAGGTCACGTGAGTTTCCTTACATGACACCAGGAATTAAAAGCAGTTACGAAGAAATTAACTCAATCGCTCAGGAGGAGTGGCGCTTAGCCCAAGAATAATGGCACTGTTACCTCCAGTAGTTGCAACACTAATAGCCGACACCAAAGAATACTCAGCCAAAATGACTGAGGCTCAAGCTCAGATGGCTGAGTTAGGTACTGCTTCAAAGACCACCTCTGAAAAAATGGCGGCGTTTGGATCTAAAGCAGCCACAGCCACTATTGGTCTTGGTCTTGCCCTCGGTGGTTACGCAGTTGACCAGGCATACAAGTTCCAAGAATCGTTAGACAAGGTTAAGAATCAAGCAGGTTTAACTACCGCGCAGACTGACGCACTCGGCAAGTCAATACAAAAGATTTCTAACGTCACTGGTATTGCCGACTCTCAACTTACATCCGCAGCTTTAACCATTAGCCAAGCCGGTGTTAAAGGCGCAGCAGCAACCAACCTTCTTACCGCCGCAGCCAAAGCCGCAGTTATTACCAACTCATCAGTTGCCGACACAACCAAAGCCATTGTTGCAGCACAAACATTGCAGATTTCTAAGGGCATGGATGTAGCCAAGTTGACAGGTATTCTTGTCGCTGGGTCACATGATTTTGTTGGTGGACTTTCAGCAGAAGAGCAAATGATTTCTGGTCGAGTTGGTGTTGCACTTTCTAAATACGGCCTTTCTCTGCAAACCATAATCCCTCTTGGGGCGGAGTTTGCTAAAGTTGGACTTCCAACACGCTCTATTTCTTCATTTGCTAACGCTCTAGGAAACCTAGAAAAGCCAATGACTGACGCAAAGGGCAAACTAACTACATACGCTCAAGGTCTTGACAAGGTTGGACTTAGTCAATCAAATCTTGCTAGAGACCTTCGTGTCGGCAACATAACAGGAATCCTTCAACAGATTAAAGCCGCAGCCGTAGCCTCTGGCGACCCACTTAACCAAGTGGCACAAGCCGTTTTTGGATCTACCGGAAGTGGTGCGGCATCTGTTCTTGTTAAGAACCTTCAAGACCTTGCAACCGCACAGAAAAACCTTGCCGGTGCTGGTGCTGGAACACTTGGAACTTCATTTGCTGAAGCCTTGAAACAAATAGGGCCACAACTCAACGTATTAAAATCTAATTTTGACAACCTAATGATTAACGCTGGTAAGTTACTTCTTCCTGCGGTATCAGACATTCTTAAATGGGTTGGTGGATTTGCTGCTGAACTTAACAAGAACAAAGCCCTACGAGACGTTCTTGGTATAGCAGCAGGTACAGCCTTCGGTCTCGCCGTTGCTTCTAAAATTAAAAAGGGTGTCGAATCGGTTATGAGCTTATTTGGTAAAGGTGCACAGACTGTTTCACTTAACGCCAACACCGCAGCTCTTGAAGCCAATACGGTCGCTCTAGGTGGAAAAGGTACTACTGTTGTTCCAGCTGGCGGTGGTGGAATTTGGAACTCTATAAAATCATTCTTTAAGAACCCTGCTCTCCTTGCCGGTGGAACTGCTGGTGCTGTTTTTGGTGGGCCAGAAATGTATGGGTTTGGAAAAAATGGAGCAGGAACACTAGGTTCTAATTTGTTCAAAACCATGTCAGACATTCAAACAAATAAAAACAAACTTACTTCCGGACAATTAACCGAAATTACAAAGTTTGAACAAACTAAAGACTTTACCGGCGCAAGCCTAGGAACAAAATTAGCTCAACTAAATTCTATTGTTAGTCAATTCACTTATGACAATAAAAACAATAGACAAGGTAAGACAACCTTTATATTAAATCTAAAGCCATAATGCAATCAGTACCTTCTTTTGAAAATCAAGAAATAGACATTAGAATTGATGTGACGTTGCTTGCTAAAGCACTTGCAAATGACCCAGCCTTTATTGCTGCTATTACTAAAGCAGTCCGTGACCAAATGACAAAAGACGTTCGCTGGATGGGCAATTTATTTGCTAAGTGGGCTTCTACTCAACCACCAGCAAAGCCAACTAGGAATCGTGCGCAATGACACTTGCCTCGTTACCTACGCTGTCGGTTCAGATTGCGTTCAACCCAACCAACGTGCAAAGCCTTACTCAGACCTGGACAGACGTTACGCCTTATGTTCGTGACTTCACTACCAAGTTAGGCCGTCAGCACTTCCTTGACCGTGTAGAAGCTGGAACGCTCAACATGACCGTCAACGAGCGCACAGGGTTCTTCCTCAACGGATCAGTCAACGGAACTGGTTATGTGATTCAACCTCGCTTACCTATCAAGGTCACGGCGACGTGGAGTGGCACAACCTACCCCGTGTTCTACGGTCTCATTGACAGCGTTGACGAAAAGATTACCGACCAACTAAACGTGGACTTGTCTATCAACGCCACCGACTTAGTTAAGTATCTTTCACTTCGCTACATGGCCTCGACTAACTTCTGGTCACAGTACGCCACGAGTGGAAGTGCGACAGACTGGTATCGCTTCACAGCGCCAGCCCAAGTTGTTTGCACCAGCGCAGTAAACGCAAGTGGAACTGTCACCTACCAAGGCAT